TTTCTCAAGAACCATTAAAAACTATATATCTTCACCACAGTTTGCTGAAGTCTTTACAAACTTCAAATTATTTAATGGGAAGCCATTTGAAGTTGAAAGAGAGAGCGATTGGAAGATAAAAAATGCTAATGTCCCAAAATCAAGCCATATAGCAAGAACTCGTAACGGTTCAACTACTGGTGAAAGAGCGACATTTGCTATTATATTTGACGATATGACTAAAGGAGCAGAAGAAGCAAACTCTGAAACTACGCATAGACAAATCTATGATAAGTGGCTTACAGAATGGTGGAACAGACGTGACGGTCAAAGGTGTAATTTTATCTTTTTGGGAACACAATGGTCGCCAGAAGATATATTAAATAGAATTATTGTAGATAGAAACGCCATTGAGGAGTTACAAAAAACAGATAATCCTTATGTAATGGAAAATTCTACTACAACAGTTATTAGAGTGCCTATGTTGGACGAAAATGGTAGAACTACTTGTGAGGAGGTTTACCCACAAGAAGTAGCAGAGCAAATAAGAGATACAACTGACCCATTCTTATTTAGTTGTGTTTACCAACAAGCACCTATAGCACCGACAGGAAGGGAATTTGCCTATGAATGTATAAGAACTTATACAGAATTACCAGAAGGCTTAACTCCTAACTCTTTTGCAACATTAGATACTGCGAGAAAAGGTAAAGATAATGTATCTATGCCTATCGTAAAGAACGATAATAACGGAAATTATTACTTAATTGACGCATTATTTGAACAAAAGGCTATGGATTTCCTTTATGACAAGATAATTAACAAGATAATTGATAATAATGTGACTTTACTTGTTATAGAAAACAATATTGATACCTCTTTAAGACCATTATTAGAGAAAAAACTAGGTGAAAGAGGCTATAACCTGTGCGAAATTAGAGAAAAGTTCAATACTGTAAAAAAAGAGGAAAGAATTAAGAATAATAGGGGTGTAGTTCAAAAACAAATGGTATTTCCAGACAAAATGGTGTTTAAACCTAATACGGACGTAGGAAGATTGATGGAAAACTTAACAAAATACAGTTTTGACTATGCAAACGTTCACGATGACGCACCAGATAGTATATGTATGGTGGCAAGTGAAGTAATTATGCAAAATTATAAATTTGGAAAAATAAAAGCCGTAAAAAGGTGGTTTTAACTGACAAACTTGTGTCAGTTTTTTCTTGTCTTGTTTGAAAATCTTTATATCTTTAGATATAAACAATAGTGAGCAATCAGATTTTCCCTTTCTGATTGTTCGGTGCTACGCTAGGGGAACATAATTAACTTTATGCTTCCCAAATATTACCATTTCGTTCAAGTGGAAGGACACTAAAAATAGAGATGAGGGTTCGTGACCTTCAATGGTAGCCAGTCAAAAATTAATAGGAGGGGAATATATGGACGATAATGTAGAAAATAACACAAATGTAGAACCAAGTAACACAAACGAGAACACAAATACACAATCTAATGCAGAAAGACCAAAAACTGCTGCTGATTATGTTAAAGTGTTAGGACCAGCAGTTGCTCAGTTCTATGGAAGAAAAGTTTTATATGATGATTATTTACCTCAAGACATAAATAGTGCTGACACAGATAATAATGCAAAAATTATAGGTGATATTCTTAATCATATTTGGTCAACACACACAGAAAACGCTAACGAAATAGATTATTTAGAAAAATATTATAGAGGAAGCCAACCAATACTTGGTAAAAGAAAAGAAATAAGACCTACTATTAATAATATAATCCTAGAAAACAATGCTTACTTTGTAGTTAATTTCAAAGTGGGTTATGTATTTGGTGAACCAATACAATTTATTCAAAGGGGAGATATTGCAAATCCTGAAGTTGGAGTATTAAATGGCTATGCTATAGCAGAAGATAAATATGATAAAGATAGTGAACTTGCTGAAAGTGTTTATACTTCTGGAATTGGGCATAGATTAATATTGCCAGATAAGACTTTTGTAAAAGACAGTGATGAAAGTCCATTTAATATAACAAACTTAGACAGCAAAACTACTTTCTTAGTATATTCTAGTAAAGACCCAGCACATTCTAAGTTAATGGGTGTAACTTTTACTAAGGGTGTAAGAAACAATTTGATAGAAGGTAGTGTATATACTGATACAGGTTACTATACATTTGAAAGACCTAGTACAGGTAACGAATTTAATGTTAAATTTAAAGAACCTCATTATTTAGGAACTATTCCTATATTTGAGTATCATTTTAATAAATGGAGATTGGGAATAATTGAAGTAGTAATGAGTATATTTAACGCAATAAACAGAATAGATAGTGGCGACCTAGATGGTTTAGAACAATATATTCAAAGTTTATTAGTGTTTGTAAATAATGAGATAGACCCAGAAACATATAAAGATGTTATGGATTTAGGTGCTGTTGAAATATCAACTGCAGACCCATCAAGACCTGCTGATATTAAACTAATTCAAAATGAAATATCACATCAAAACACTGAAGTATTACACAAGAGATTACTTAATACTGCATTTACTATATTAGGTATTCCAGTACAAACAACAAGAACAAGTGGTGGAGATACAGGTGCAGCAAGGCAATTAAGTGATGGTTGGACAATGGCTCAACAAAGAGCAAAACAAGAAGAAAACGCATTTAAACGCTGTTCTAAAGATGAAATTAAATTAGTTTTAAGAATTTGTAGAGATACAAAAGATAGTGACATAAAGAAATTAATGTTAAAAGATATAGACCAAAAATTACCAAGAGGAAGAGATGACAACTTCTTAGTAAGAGCGCAAGGATTAATGAACTTAATTACTTCTGGTGTATCACCTGATGTTGCTTATGCTTCAACAGGAATATTCCCAGATAGTAACGAAGCATATCAAAAATCATTAGACTTTTATGGTGGAATTGAAAACTGGATTAAATATTTTGTATTTAAACAAACAGACGAGCCAGAAGAGGGAACTGAAGATAGTGAAACTAATGATAGCGAAATAAAAGGTAAAGAATGGTCAATAAATAAAGCAAACGAAAAAATAGAAAGGGAATTAAAAAAATAGCAACTTTTAATAGTTGCTTAGAGTAGATATATTGCAAAGCAGTATGTAGTTTTCGGACACATAGTTAACTATATCTATTCTAAGGTGCTATTAAAGGCACAACATTGAGCAGAGATTACTTTAAGTAATTTCCTGAAAGCAACTTAATAGTTGCTTGAAATAGATATATTGATAGCGTGGGTTCTCCAAAGGAGCTGACAGTGAGAACATCTAGCCTCACACTTTATTTAAAGTAAAAAAAAACACGCCTGATGAGTTTTAAAAAAACGAAATACTATTATAAAGTATAGCGTGGAGTTCCCCGAGTGAGGGAATAACTGGGAACCTAGGCTCCTTACATGCTATGAGTATATCTATTTCAAGGAGTTATTAAGTGCTCCAATGTCTAATAATCTTATAGGTGGCTTGGCTCCAACGTTGACAGGAGAATAAACTTCCTATTTCACCTATGGAAGAAACGATTATAGACAAACAGGTATATTTTCAATAGAATATGCCTCCTTTCTCGCAGAGTGGACCAGTAGTTAAGTCGCTTGGCTCATACCCAAGAAATCGTGGGTGCAAATCCCACCTGTGCAACCATATCGCCTTAGTAGTTTAAGTAGGTGCAATTCCTATAAAGGCGACTAATTTTACTTTGATACCGAGTATAAGGTATAGCACTCAGAAGTAGAAACAGACTACTATAAAAATGTGAGTGGAAGGGAGAGATTTATGAATAAGGAAGAATTAGTAAAAATACTTGGAAACGAGGAACTAAAATCTGATGAAGAAAGGGTTAATGCTATTAATAAATTATTAGCAGAAAGCACTATTCCTAAAGATAAGTACAACGACACAAGTGCAAAACTAAGAGAGGCTGAAGAAAAACTTACTTCAATGACAAATGAATTTGAAGAGTTTAAGAAGTCTAAAATGACAGATGAAGAAAAGAAAAATGCAGAAAAGGAAAATATGCAAAATCAACTTTTAAAATATCAATTAGATTTAAACAGATTAGAAGTTGAAAAAATATTTGAAAGTAATGGTCTAACACAAGAAGATTACAAAGATATTGAAGCCAATATTATTGGTAAAGATAGAGAAACTTCTATTGCTAGTGCTAATGCTTTTGTAAGTATTTTAAAAGCAAATTCTGATAAGGTTGCTCAAAGAACAAAAGAGGAACTTCTAAAAAGCACTCCAACACCTGTAGGTGGAAACGGTGCAGGACAATCTGTTAGCAATTTAGACGAATTAACAAAAGCCTATTCCAACGCTGTGGCAAACAAAGATACTTTTGCTCAAGCAAAATTATTAAGAGAAATACAGCAAGAACAAGCCAAAAATCAATCCAATATATAGAACAGCAAAGCACTATATTGATAAGGGAAGATTTTAAATTAAAGAAAGAGGTGTTTTAATTATGACAGGTACAGAAACTGTACAATCATTTAATACCCTAAATTATTCAGGGTTATTATACAATAAGGCTGACACAAGCACTCCATTCTTAAACTTAATTAGTGGAAATGTTAAATACACTAATTCAGTAGAATTTGTTTGTGGTCAATATTATACTAGTGAGGAAGGAGTTATTCCAGCAATTTCAGAAACTGCTTCATTAACTGCTCCAGACGCTACATTCGTAACTAGAAGTCAATTATCTAACGTTACACAAATTTTTATGGAAAGTGTTGCAATTTCTTATGCAAAACAATCTAATATGGCAACTTTAAGTGGTGTTAATATAGCAAATCAAACTGCTAATCCACAAGATGAATTAGATTTCCAAGTTGCTAGAAAAATGGAAAAAATTAAAAGAAGTATTGAAAAAACATTTATTCAAGGAACTTATAATAAGGCTACTGCTGATACTGAAATCAATAAAACAAGAGGTATGGTAGCAGCAATCACTACTAACGTTGTTGCTGCAGGTGGTAAAGCACTTGATTTATGGTTATTAAATGACGCAGTTACAGATATTAAAAATGCAGGTGGAGATATTTCTAACTTATACGCATTCGTTAATACTACTAACTTAATGCAAGTTAATGGTTCTGCTATTGAAATGGGTATGCCTATCGGTATTGCTAAAGATACTGAATTTGGTGTTCAAGTTAGAGATGTTATTTTACCAATCGGTGCTACTATTAAATTAGTTATAGGTGCATTTATTCCATCAGGAACTGCAATCTTATTTAACCCTAAATATATAGGACCAGTTGAACAACCAGTTCCAGCAAAAGGTAACTTCTTCTTAGAAGAACTTGCTAAAACAGGTGCAGGTGCTAAATATCAAATCTTCGGACAAATCGGTCTTGACCACGGTCCAGAATGGTATGCTGCTAAGATTACAGGATTATCTACTACATTCACTGCTCCAGTTGGACAAAAAGTTGTTACTGTTGCAAGTGCATAGTATAAATGCGTAGGAAAGGGAACTTATGAAGAAAATAGTATTATTACAACATTTTTATAATGAAATTGGAGGCATTGAAACGTTTCTATATAACTTCTGTAAGCAATTTGGCGACAAATATGACATTACATTAGTTTGTAGAGATATTAGTGTTGAAAACGCCTTAGAGTTATCACAATTTGTTAATATTGTTTCTGAAACAGACGAACCAATAGAATGTGACATTTGTATAATTACTAGCGTATTAGTAGATAAACCTATGTTTAATCTAATTAAATATAAAGAAATCTATCAAATGATACATAGTGATTGGACACAAATGCGTAAATTCTGGAATTGGCAATTTGTTGAAAAAGATAGTAATACTAAATATATAGCCGTTAGTGAATGTGCAAGACAATCTTTTATTAGAGAATACAATAGAGATAGTGTGGTTATACCTAATCTAATATCTGTTGATAAATATACTTTAAGACTATTATCTTGCACAAGACTAACAGAGGAGAAGGGTTATAAACGAATGTGCCAACTTTGTGATTTATTAAAAAAGTATGGGATTTCTTATATATGGGACGTTTATGGGACAAATCCATTAAATTACCCTTCCTATGGCAATATGGTTCTTCATAGTCCTATAAAACACGCAAATAGAATAATGAGTAATTATGATTATGTTGTTCAATTCTCAGATACAGAAAGTATGTGTATTACAATGTATGAGAGTTTAATGCAACATACTCCAGTATTAGTGACACCGTTTCCTAATGCTGTTGAAGATATAAAAGACGGTGTAAATGGTTATGTTTTACCTTTTGATATGAATTTAACCAAACAACAAGTAATGAAAATTGTTAATAACATACCAAAAAACGTAAGTTATGAGCAAAAAGGAGTGATTGAAGAATGGGAAAAAATATTAAAGTAAAGGTAATACTACCATTTCAAGGCTTAGAACCAGACCCTAGCAAAATTTGGGAAATAACTCAAACTTTATGGGTTGATAGAGCCACATTTGATAGATTATATCAAAAAAAATTAGTTAAAATTATAGAAATAAAGAAAGAGGTGTATTTAAAGTGACAGACCAAGAGCAAATAGAATTGTTAAGATTATTAATCTTTAAAGATAGTAGTTATGACGAAGAAGATGAACTTCTAAACGCATTAATTATGAACGCTCGTGCTATTCAATTAAATGCACTTTTTCCTTATGATGATAAGGCTACTGTTAGTGAAGAAAACTTTAGATTAAGAAACTGGCAAGTAAGATGTGCCAAAGAACTTTATGAAAGCTCTGATAGAAGTGGGGTTCAATCTTACAGTGAAAACGGTCTTAATGTTAGTTATTTCGCTAATATTATTTCAACAAGTTTATTAATGGAATTAACACCTAAAGCAGGTTGCCCTATAGGAAGTGATGAAAGTGATACCAATTAAACCAAATCCTAATACTTGGAAAAAACCATTATATATTGCTACTCTCAAAGAGGTTGTTACTGATGACGAACTTAATGAAATTAGAACATATAATGAACCTGTTGCTTATGAAATGAATTACCAACCTGTATCTAGTTATTTAGATATACAAACATTTGGTAAAGATACAACAGAAATGTATAAAATGGTTATACCAATCAAAGATAAAGATTTATTTAAAGAGTATGACTTAGCATACTTAAATGGAGCAACCCCTGAAGGTGAACAAAATAATGGAGATAATGCAAATTATGTATTACTTCCACCAAAAGAAGGAAACGCAGTAGTTATAATATATTGTCAAAAAATAAAAGGAAAGTAGGTGCTATTTATGTATAGATTTACAAATGGTGTGGTTGTTTATGACGAAGAAACAAAGAATAAATATATAAAAGCAGGTATGATATTGGTTAAAGAACCAAAACCTGAAGTAAAGGAAGAAAAAGAAATTGTCAAAAGCGACTTATACAGTGAACCTAAACGAAGAGAGTTTAAGGAAACTAACAAAAGAGATAGAAAATTTGTTAAAGGATTTAGATAGTCAAACAAAAAAATCTACTGAAGAACTAGGCAAAAAAAGTTTGGAATATATGAAAAAACAATATTCAAAACAAAAAAACAATATGAGTGACCATATAAGCAATATTGAACTAAACCCTTATGGTGAAAGTTATGAAGAAGGATTTATAATTTCTTCTGGCGAAGATGAGGTGGCAGTTTATAACGAATATGGAACTGGTATTGTTGGTTTTCAATCACCAAGTAAATTGGCAGGAGAAAATGGTTATCAATATAATGTTCCAAGCCCACATAAAGGAGTAATTCCTGAAATGGCAAAATACAGTTATACCCAACAATACCTAGAAGCAGTAAATACACCAGATACTTGGTGGTATTTTAAAAATGGTAAATGGTGGCATACTGAAGGTATGAAAGGAAAAAATATGTATGCTAGTTTAGTAGATGAGTTGCGCAAAAACGCACCAAAAGAATATCAAACTAAAGTGGACTACACTATAAAGAAATATGGAGGTAAATTATGAGAGTTAAACAATTATATAATGAAAAGTTCTTTCCAGAATTAAAAAGTTATGTAGAAGGAAATTCTATTTATTCTCCACTAGTTACTAAAGTTTATACAGAACAAAGCAAAATATTTCCTATAGTAACAGTTCAATTAGTAAGAGAAAGACAAATATTTAATACTTTGACTTGGGGTGAACAAACATATCCATTTAGAATAGATATTAATGTTTATTCTAGTGATAAAACTATAAATAACACTAAAGTATCAAGAAAAGTAATCAATGATGAAATAGTTGGATTAATTGAAGATTATTTCAATAATAATTATAAAATATCTATATCTGAACAACTTGATTTAGCAAATATAGACGGTAATATTCGTAGAGATTTTGTAAGAGTTGAAGGAATATTAGATACCAAATGGGGAGAAGACGGATTAACTATCTACCCAGCGAGCAATTATTAAGGGAAAATATAGTTATAAAGGAGTGAATAAAACTATGGCTAAAGCATATAATGATATAGGGATTGAGTTAAGAGTTAAAGAAAAAACTGACGCTACTTATTCAAGTGCTATATTAGTAGAAATTAAATCTACACCTGCTACAGGTCAAGCAGGAGGAACATTAGAAGTTACTACTCACAGTGACCCAACTAAAGTATATATTCCAGATAGACCAGATACTGGAGATATGGATTACGTTTACAACTATACAGACGCTAACTATACTGCTGTTAAGGCTGTATGCGATAATACTGAAAAAGATTTATTAATTAAATACCCAGACGGAACTGGTGTAGAATATTCGGGAATTTGTCAAACTTGGCATAATGAAACTTCTGTAGGTGCTGTACTAGAATGTACATTACATACTGTTCCAGCAACTTCACCAGCAGATTTAACTGCAGCAGAAGTAACTGCTAAGATTGCTACAAGTTTATAATACCGAATAATAATTAAGGAGGGAAAATATGAGAAAATGCTCAATAAATATTAATGATAAAGACTATACTATACAAATTAACAGAGATAGTATTGTTTGGTTAGAAGCAAGAGGATTTAGTATAGAAGAATTTACTAGAAAACCTATAACATATATAGATATGATATGGACTTCAGGATTTTTAATGAACCATTCTACAGTAAATCAAAGTCTTGCTTTGAAACTTATGGAAACATATAAAGAGGAAGGTGGAGATATAATGGAAGTAGTAAACTTTATATTAGAAGAATACCAATCTTTTATATCTGCCCTTTCCGATACCAAATCAAAGAAGAAAGCAACAATAACAGAGAATTAGAAGAAGAGGAAGAAAAGGAATATAAAAATCTTACAGATTGGTTTAAAGACTTACTTCCATTAGCAATAGAATACGGTATGTCTATCAAAGATTTTTGGGAAGGTGACCCAGAATTATTTTGGGCATACCGTTTTTCTTATGTAAATAAAATCAAAAGAAATAGTGAAATTGAAAGTTATAATGCTTGGTTGCAAGGGGCATACTTTTATGAGGGTGTAACAATAGCCATTTCTAATAGTTTTGGAAAAACAACATTGAAATACCCTGAAATGCCTTATGGATTAGATAAAAAGAAAAAAGGTGCTCGCAAAATGACACAACAAGAACAAACTTTGATAGAATTAAAAGGAAGAGTAGCACAAGTTCAAGCATTATGGAAAAACAAGGAAAAGGGCAAAGAAAAGAGTAGCACCACAGAAAAGAGGGAAAACAAGGTGGTGAAAACAAATGGAAAGGATTAAATTAAATATACAAAAATTCGCCGAGAATAAAGTTGAAGTTGAGTTTGCTGCTGCTACAAAGCAAGCAAGAAAAGAATTAGACCTTTTAAAATCAAGCATTAATGCCACAGGGTCAAGTTTGAGTAAATTTACTTCTAATGTGTATAATTTAGGGAAAGCATTTAATTCGTGGAATTTAAGTAGCATTTCCAAACAATTAACAGGATTAGGCAATTCATTATATAAAAACTTTTTAACTAAAGCAATAGATACTTCAGAGGAATTAAACTTATTTAATGTTGTATTTAACAATATTGAAAAAAATGGTAAAAAGACTTTTAGTGAATTAGGTAAACAAGCAATTAGATTTCAAAACGACTTAAATGAAGCATTCGGGACAAACAAAAAAGAAACAATGCGTTATCAAGGTTTGTTTCAGGCTATGGGCGAAAGTGCAGGTTTAGACGATACTGTTGCAGCATTAATGAGTGAAAATATGACTAAATTGGCATACGACCTTGCTTCTTTATATAATACAACAGAAACTAGAGCAGCAGAGAGTTTAAGAGCAGGGGTATATGCCGGACAAACGAAGCCTTTGAGAAACTATGGTATAGACGTTACTCAAACTTCGTATAAACCTTTAATGGAAGAATTAGGACTAGAAAAATCTGTCAGTGAACTTACGCAAGCCGAAAAAGAAATATTAAGATATATTTCAACTTTAAGGCAAGCGAAAAACGCTATGGGAGATTTCGCTAATACCATAAATTGTGGCTTTATGTTGAAAAACATAAAAGAAAACTTTGTGAACCTATGCAAAAAGGGTGTAAATATATTTATTAATATATTTGCTAACGATAAAGCCCTTTATGTGATTTGACAAGAACAATTAAAAATGCTAACATAATATTTGAAGAGGGAAAATATGAAAAAATATTATATTTACATTTTTACAAACAAATTAAATAATATGAGTTATATAGGGCAAACAACACGCCCAGAGAAAAGATTAAAAGAACATTTATACGGGAGAAAAAATAAAACAAATACTTTTTTTGATAGGACATTAAAAAAATACGGATTAGAAAATTTTGAATATAAAATAATAGATAGTGCATTTACACAAGAAAATATTGATAATTTAGAAAAATATTATATTAAAAAATATAACACTTTAAAACCAAACGGGTATAATGTTTTAAAAGGTGGGAGAGAGCAAACAGGTTCTTGGAACTCAAAACCTATAAATGAATATGATTTAGACGGTAATTTTATAAATTGCTATGAAAGTGCTAGTTATTACGAAATTTTTATAAATAGTGATTATAAAAGAAAAGGGATTAATAATAGTTGTATTAAAAAAACAAAATATAAAAATAGGCAATTTAGATATATAAATGATGAGAAACCACAAAAATATATCAAACCATTATCAAACCATAGAACAAAAGTGTATCAGTATGATTTAGAAGGAAACTTTATAAAAGTATTTAATTCATTAGAAGAGGCAAGTAAACAAACACAAACAAGTAGAACTTCTATTAGTAATTGTATAAAAGGCAATTACAAAACAGCGAACAATTATATTTGGGCTAAAACAAACCACATAGATATAAGTATTAATCCAAAAATTATATCAAGAATTAATATATATAAATGTGACGAAAACAAAAAAATTTTAGAAATGTATTTAAACTCAAAAGAAGCAGAAAGAAAAAACAATTTTAAACATAACTCATATAAAATAATTTTAAGATATTTAGATACTAATAAAATGTATAATGGGTTTTATTGGTATAAAGTCAAAACATATAAAGATAATATCGTGCCAAGCCTAGAAATAGGAAGGTGTAACGACTAGCGAAAGGGTAATGAACCGAGTAGTGTAGGGTGGAGATTAGCACCACCCGAAGTGCAAAGAACCCAAACCAAAAACGGTGGGTTAAGAGATAGTCTGAACTATATGGCGACATATAGATAACATATTGAGAAAGTCCAGCGAACCAATTAAAAGTATTAAATCAACAATTCTATGAAATGCAAGCAGCAATAGGAAATCTATTTGTTGGTGCATTTGCAAGATTATTACCATTCGTCAATGGTATTATAATGGTTATTAAAGAATTAGCACGAACAATTGCAGCGTTCTTTGGAATAGAAATGCAAGACTTTAACACAGGAATAGCAACTTATGAAGATGATTTAGGAGATTATGCTGACGGTCTTGACGATATTGGAAGTAGTGCAGGCAGTGCTAGTAGCAAAATTAAAGAGTTAAATAGACAAGTTTTAAAATTTGACCAAATTAATAATTTAACAACACCAAAACCAACTTCTAGCAGTGGTGGAAGTAGTGGTGGTGGTCTTCTAGGTGCTATTGATGATAAATTATTAGCAGCGTTAGAGGGTTATGAAAACGGTATGGAAAAAGTAAGAATGAAAGCCGTTGAAATAAGAGATACTATTATGGAATGGCTAGGTTTTACTAAAGAAATTGATGAAGAAACTCACGAACTTAATTTTACTTATGACACTACTGGCAAAACTATCGTTCAAGTGGCAAAAGAAGTCGCACACAACTTAGCAAATATGCTTAATTATTATACTAACCAAATAGATTGGGCACAATTAGGAGAATATCTAGCAATAGGGTTAAATACAGCATTTGGCTTTATAGATACATTTGTGCAAAATTATAATTGGAATAATTTAGGCAAAAAAATAGGTGAATTTTTAAACAAAGCAATAAAAGATACAGATTTTTCTACAATAGGTAGAGTATTAACAGATAAATTAAAAATAGCAATAGAAACATTATCAGGCTTAATAGAAGAATTTAACTTCGTAGAGTTTGCTGATAATTTAGCAAATTTAATAAATAGTGCAATTGAAAATATACCAATTAGTAGTTTAGTAAACGGTTTAAATGCTTTAGCAGACGGTATTTGGGCAACTTTAAAAGAACTATTTATAAAGGTTAATTGGGGGGAATTAGTAGATGACATTATATCAGTAGTAGAAGGTTTAGATTGGGACACTAAATTATTGGTATTGGCACCAATTATTGCAAGTGCTATGAGTTCGTTATTTGGAAGTTCGTTGGTTCAAGGAGCAATAATAAAAAGCATATCAGAAGCAATCGCTAGTGGTGCAACTGGAGCAGGCACTGCAGGTGCTGGTGCAACTGCTGCTGGAGCAGGAGCAAGTGGTTCTGCTTTAGGTGGTTTAGGTATGGGTGCTGCTGTAGTGATTGGAGCAATTTTTCAAATAAAAGGGTTTACAACAGAACATAAACTACTACAAAAAGTATTGAATGGTGAACCTGCAGTATTAGAATTTACACCTGATTTATCAGGTTTTGTAGAAGCAATAATAACTGCTTTAGGGGCAGTATCAATTGCTATTACTCCAGTAAAATATTTTGCAGGAATACTTGCAATAGTTGAAACAATATCAAGTGTTATGAAAAACGGTATTGCAGGAACAGTTAAAAATATTATTAATTCTATTGAAAAACTCTTTGGGTTAAGTCAAAACTCATTATTTGGAAAATTGCCTAATTGGTTCTTTGAACTTACAGGTTTTATAGACGGAGCAAATAATGCGTTATATGGCTTTGGAATGATGACTAACGGAGTTTCTGAAGATGTTAAACAAAATGCTCAAAAATACTTTGATACAATGATTGAAGCAGATAAACAGCAAAGATTATTAAAAGCCTCAACTGAGAAAAACTATGAAGAAATGGAAAAAATAGTAAAAGAAACAACAGATGAGAGTGCAGAACACATTAAAAATTCATTAGTTGAACAAACAAAAGCAGTTGAAGGTAGTTTAGGTGAAGAGTTAATAAATCAATGGGGGATTTTGGCATATAGCAATAGAGAAAAATATAAAGACGGTATAAAAGATTTGCCTGATGACGTAAAAGACCAAATTCAAGCAGCAACAGGAGTAGTAGTAATAGCAACTCCACAAATGGCTGAAGAATTTGCTAATTTATCTAATACTAGTGAACAAGAGTTTATGGAAAAGTTCAAAAAATTACCTGAAGATATACAAAACGAACTATTACCAATGATATTAGAAAAAGGTGGAAAAATACCACCAGAATTACAAGAAGGTATTGATAGCAAACCAAATCCTAAAATTGATTTAGATACTCCAACAAAAGAAGAAAACCAAGCAAAAGTTAATAATTCATTAGTAGGAGTTTTAGGCTGGGCACAAATTGCATTTAATTTACCTTCTCAATGGTCTGTTGCTAATGCAGTAAACAATTTAATGAGTGGTGTTTCTGGATTATTAAATATTTCATTTGGTTATGGTAACGGTGGTGGTTTTAGAGCAAATGGTGGAGTATTTGCTAATGGAAATTGGCAACCTATTCAAGCATACGCAAACGGTGGTGTTCCGTCTGGAGGTCAAATGTTTATTGCAAGAGAAGCAGGACCAGAGTTAGTTGGTAGAATAGGAAAACATACTGCAGTTATGAACAATAACCAAATTGTTGACAGTGTTAAAGCAGGTGTTTATGAGGCAGTTAGTGCTGCTATGAGTGAAGGTGGTATGGGAAGTGTTCAAATAGACTTACATACTGACGAAGGAGTAGTAGTAGATAGAATTAACAGAATAACAAGACAAACAGGGAACTGCCCTATAGAAATATAACAAACTAGTGTAGCACCTTAGAAAAAGGGAACTAAGAAAGGAAAGATTAATATGGCAAGTATAGATTTTGATATTTATGTTAATAATGTAAAATTAAAATATGTAGCAACTTGGCAAGTAGGTTGGTATGACGTATCAAGAGATAGTGGTAGAGATACTACTACAGCAGACGGAACAATGATATTAAATGTAATTAGTCAAAAATATAGATTAGATATAACTACAAAATATCTAACAGGTACAGAATTAAACGAGTTCTTTACTCAAATTAAAAATGCTCCAACAATGACAGTATCGTTTTATGACCCATATACTGCAAGCAGAGTAACAAAGAATATGTATAGAGGAGATAGAGTAACAAAACTAAGATATACAACAGATGATAATTCTATGTTTGAACCTGTATCTATAGCATTAATTCAATTATAGGAGGTAATCTATGGCAACACAAAATTTTATAAATGAATGTAAAAACAGAGCAAATGCTAATAGATTAGCAAGATTTAATATAGATAATTTACTATTAAACCAAAGCAATTATATTTCTAAAATTGAATTAAAAGACAGTTGTTATGTTAATAACACTATAATAGGTGCAGTATATACTAAAAGTGCAGATGTAAATGTGTTAAATTTGCCTCTTAATACTGAATTGGTTGGCAAAACAATATCACCTCAAATAGGTGTAAGATATAGCGATAATTCAGAAGAATATGTAGAATTTGATAATTATACTATTGAAAGCATAAATGATGAGCAAACAACAAGTTCAACAGGTTTTACTGCTATGAATGGTGGTGTTTTATTAGATAGAGAATATAATTGTAATTTGTCATTTGATAACGGAACAACACACACTATATACGAGTTTTATCAAGATTTGTGTAATCAACTAGGATTAACACCAACAGATTTAACTATTGACAATGGAACTATAGTAATGACAGGAAATCCATTTCAAAACCACGAAACTTGTAGAGTAGTTTTAGGTGAAATTGAAAAAGTATCTTGTTCTATAGCAAATATAGATTGGCATAATGCAACTATCACTTTAGGGTGGCTAAGTAATCAATTAGACTATACTTTTAATACAAGTGATTATTCTACTCTTGAAGGTAGTTTAACTAAATACGGACCATTAAATACGATTATAATAGGTAATTCACAACTAGACGGTGAAAATGTAACAATGGTTGATAATGAAAGTGTTGTATTAAATGGTGAACATTCAATAATGATAGACGCCCCATATTTCTTATATAATGAAACATTAAGAGTTCAAGCAATACAAGCGATTTATAATAAATTAGACGGATTAACTTATTATGATTTAAAACTAACAACACCTTATGGTAAACCATTCTTAAAGATTGGTGATAAAATAAGAATTAATACTAATGAAAGTCAAGTATATGATACTTATGTATTAACACATACATTTACTTATGACGGAACGTTTCAAAGTGTAATTGAAAGCCCTGCTTTAACAAGTGAAGAGCAAAAGATTAAAAATGTAATGAGTGGAAACTCTATCAAAGAAAGATTAGTTAGAACAGAAGTTATAGTAAACAAAGCAGAAGGCGATATAACAGCAATCAATCAAAGGGTTAATGAAGTTGAAAACGAATTTGGTGATTACTATACAATAGAACAAACAAATACTGCTATTGCTAATGCTCAAACAGGTATAACAAATACCTTTAGTAAAGCAGGTGGTAATAACATATTTAGAAATACAGGATTGTTCTTTGAAAACAATGATAGTAATACAAGTTCAGCAAATCCTTACGAGTTTTGGAATGGAACAGTAGTAAGAGGAAGCGAAGATAAAGCAGCAAATCAAAATTGTTTGATATTGCAAAACGATACATTATATCAAGAACAAGTAGTTCCAAACGGAACATATACTGTTAGTTTTAAATATAAGAAACTAATAGCCTTATCAACAATTAAAGTTGTTATAAATGATATTGAGTATGCTTTAACAGGAACGACAGATACAACATTTGTTCAAACAATAGACGTAAATTCAAGACATATTAATATAAAGTTTATAAGCGATATAGATAACGCTTGTGAAATATATGATTTAATGGTAAATGCTGGAGAGGTAGCATTAGCATATTCACAAAATCAAAATGAAACAACTACTGATACAGTTAATATAAGTAAAGGTATAGAAATAACTTCAAGTGAAACAAACACAAAATTTAGAGCCGATAGTGACGGTGTAAGAATATATGACACAAATAGTTATTCATCAGACCCAGTAACAAAGTTTACTGATAGAGGTATGGAAACAGACCAAGCATTAATAGATACAAAAGCAGAAATAGTAAAGACATTATGGCAAGACGTTAATAACCATACTTGGATTACTAGGTTATAGGAGGCATTATGAAGAGATTAAAATTAGATATTCAAAAATTTGGTGGTGTTTATAGTGTAAGTGCACAAGTAATATCACAAGATATAATTAATAATACTTCTACAATAAGAATAACAGCGTCTTCATCAACAACTTATGATACTTATAATATGGTTGGTGACGCTTTCATAAATGGTTCTTATAATGGTGGTGCAAATGGGAGTTTAAATGCCCAATATATTTATTTGAATTATTGGGACACTAAATCTGTAACTTGGACTATAACAGTTTCACATAGGGCAGACGGAACTTGTGGAACAATAAATTTTAATTGTTATCACTATATAACAAACGCAACTAACGGTTATTCATCAACAAGCATAACACCAGCAACAATTCCTAGAGCAAGTAAAATAACTGATATAACTTGTATAGATAATCAACAAAGAACAGATAATATTGAAGGAACTTATAATGTTACATATACAAGATATAGTAATGACTTTACTGATAATCTAGTAATTCAATATTTAGATAGAAGTGACAATTCTTGGAATACAATAAAGACTATAAATAATTATACAAGTGGAACTGATTTTACATTTACACAGCAAGAATTAAATACATTGTTTAGTTATGATACAACACAAACAATGATTAACTTAAAATTCTATTTAAAAACATATTCAGGGCAAACACTTATAGGTGACGGTAATGAGCAAGTATATACATATAAAATATATGATAACCTACCTATATTTACTAATTTTGCATTTGCAGATATAAATGCAACTACATTAGCATTAACAGGAGATAGTTCTATAAATGTTAATAATTATTCAAATATACAAATAACTATATCTAATCAAGATAAAGCAATAGGACAAAAGGGTGCAACTATTGTTAAGTATAAAGTTGTAATAGGAGATAAAACAATTGATATACCATATAGTTCAAGTGCAAGTGTAAATGGGGTAATTAATAATTCGCCATTAGGAACATACCAAGTATATGCAATAGACAGTAGAAGTAACTCAACATTAGTAAGTAAGTTTGCAACAAACCAAATAGAATATACTGCTATAACAAGAGATACTAATTATACAGCAACAAGAGATAATGGTGGAATTGGTGGAAATGTTACAATATCATTTAGTGGTAATATATGGAATGGAGATTTTGGAGATGTAAATAATGGATTTACTAAAGCATTTTATACATTAAAGAAAACTGATAGTCAAAATTGGGTAGATTGGGAAGATATAGGAATAACACCTACTGACATAACACCAACAATAACAAATAATACATATAGTTTTACGGGCTTAATAAGAAGTGATAATTCAGATACAACTTGGGATTTAGAAAGTTCTTATGATATAAAAATAATATTAGAAGATGAGTTATCAAGTTTAGAGTTTATAATTACATTAGCGAGTGCTACACCAAACATATCATTGAGTAGAAATGGTGTAGGAATAATGTGCGATTATGATGAAACATTAGGTGGTTTATTACAAGTTGGTGGAGAAAAAATATCAAAAACTTTAAATGTTTATTCAACAAGCCAAACAGATACTTATAGTTGCAATTATGTAAATGGGAAAACTGATGGAATTATTTTATATGATAACTCATCAGGTACAACTTCAACAGTTCCATTGAGTGATAGTATTGCAAATTATGATTATATAGAAATATATTATAAAACTAATGATAATAATACAATTTCATCAAAAAAAATATACCCAATAAGTACTTCTAATATAGTATGTTTAGATTTTTCGTATGATTATTCAGGAACAGTATATCATAAAACAGCAAATGTACAAGCAAATGGAACAAATATAACATTTTTAAGCAATAAAGAGTTTGTAAACTTTGGAACAAATAATTCAGGAAATTATATATATATAACAAGAGTAATAGGGTATAAATAATTTTGATTAAATAAAAAATTATGTTAAGATATAATAAAAGGAGAAATAAAATATGATAGAAATAATAAGAGGAGATACAAAAAGGCTTTGCTTTCAAAGAAAAGACGCTGAAGGCAATCCTATTTTAGAGAAAGCGAGTAAAATATATTTTACTGTTAAAAAAACAAATTATGCTAAAGAACCTCTTTTTCAAAAGACCATAGATGATATGGAATTTGATGAAGAAGGCGTATATCATTTCACGATAGAAAGTGATGATACGAGCGAAATATCTTATGGAAACTATGTATTTGATATAGAAGTAAAAGAATTAAATTATACACAAACAATAATACAAGGTGCTTTTATAATTGCTAAAGAAGTAACTTTTAAAGAAAATGAGGTGTAGTATGGAAAACACAGAAATAATAGTAGAACCAATAGAACAAGAAACTGAAATAGTTGAAGAACCTGAAGAACAAAACATAGAAGTCAATAGTGAAGAAATAGAAGTTGTTGTTAATACTAATTATGAAATATTGGAAAATAAACCTAGTATTAATAATGTAGAACTAGTAGGAAATAAATCATTAAGTGATTTAGGAATACAACCTGCTGGAGAATATTTAACCGAGGAAACAGACCCTATATTTAGTTCTAGCCCAAGTGCTAATATAACTAATCAAGACATTTCTAATTGGAATAATAAAAGTGACTTTAGTGGTTCTTATGACGATTTAACAAATAAACCAACTATACCTAGTAAAACTAGTGATTTAACAAATGATAGTGGGTATATTGATAATACTGTAAATAATTTGGCAAATTACACTTTGTCTAGCAATTTAAGTTCGGTAGCAACAAGTGGTTCTTATAATGATTTGTCTAATAAACCTACTATACCTACAGTTCCAACAAATGTAAGTGCATTTACAAATGACGCAGGTTATACAACAAACACAGGGACTATAACAAGTGTTAAAATGAATGGCTCAACAGTATCAACTAGTGGCGAAGCAGATTTAGGAACAGTAATAACACAACACCAAGATATTAGTGGAAAACAAGATATAATACAATATAGCACAATGCCAACAGCAAGTGCAGAAACAGTTGGAAAAATAATTCAATATACAGGGACTACAACTAATGACTATACAAATGGCTATTTTTATATAGGAACAAGTGATGAAGAAGAAACCCCTACATATAGTTGGGAAAATATAAATGTTCAACAAGGTGGAAGTTCTCAAGGATTAACAGTTTTATCTTATGGTCATTCAACTTGGAATGATTTTATAACAGCATATAATAATAATTCAATAGTTTATTGTAAAGCAAGTTCTGCTGCCGACCCAAGCACAGGAACTCAAGGAAGAATGGCTTTTATGGCTTTTGTAAGTAGTCCTACTGCAACAAGTGGGCAAGTTGAATTTCAATATGTAAGAAGTATTTCTAATCACTCTGCTATACAGCAAGGTGACCAAATATTTGTTTATACATTAAGGGCAGCAAATGGTGGAACTTGGAGTGTTGTAACAAGAGAAATGTCAACAAAAATAGTAGCAGGGACTGGTTTATCACAAACGTATAGTGGTAACACTCTAACATTAAAAAATCCTAATGGGGTTAGATATATTATTAATATACGAGAAGATACAGGCTATGTTAGTGAATACAATACTGAAGATAATAAAACTGTATTTCAACAAATATATAATAATATTACGACTATAAATGCTTCTAATATTTATCTATATTCTTCAATTAATAAAAAATATTTAAAATTAGATAGTGTAGAAAAGACAACACTTGATGAAATAAAGTTAACTTATAAAGGTGATTTAGCATTTAGAAGTGGTGGTTCATATGGAATTTATTATGAAAATTATAATATAGTAACCTTAACAAGTAAATTTACTGATAATGTTGTTGGAGATATAACTTGTAGTCAAAGAAGCGTAAGTTTAGTAAAGACAGCAGACAATGTGTCATATGCTTTAGGTATAGAGAATACTATGGAGTATACACCAACTGGAGATTATAACCCTGCAACAAAAAAATATGTAGATGATAAGTTAACAACTCTTGCAAGTTATGACGCTACAAAAACACAAGTATTAAAAAATATAAATGGAACATTAACTTGGGTTGATGAATAGGTGAATAATGGAACAACTAGATATAAAAGATATTAAAATACTAAAATTAGAAGAAGAAATAAAAAGATTAAAAGAAATAATTAAATGGCAATCATTAAGTATGACAGGCAACAAACCAAAGAAACTTAATTTTAAGAAATAAAAGGAGGGTGAAATGGAAAATATTACAATAGGTCAAATAAGCACATTTTTAGGACTATTAGCAGGAATTATAACTAGCGCAGGAGTAATTATGATATTTTTGCAAAAAATCCTAAAAAAGACTATTAAAAACGAATTAGAACCTATGTCAGAACAAATAAATAAAATAAACACTAATGTAAGAACATTAGATATAAACCAATGTAAAAACTTCCTAGTAAGATTTCTAGCAGATGTAGAACAAGGAAATGAACTTGATAAAGTAGAAGTAGAAAGAGCGTATGAAGTTTATGACCATTATACAAATGATTTAAAACAAAATTCTTATATACATAATCGTTGGCAACAATTAATGAAGAAAGAGAAATAAAACTCTTTCTTTTTTTGACAAAAACAAAATTATGTGTATAATACCCTAATAACTCAAGAAAGGGGTGTAGTATGAAAACTTTTCAATATTCGTATAACTTTGAACCAGAAATGTATAAATACATTATGTCAACTAATATTTTAAATAAAAAGAAAGACGAACATAAAATATTTAAAGCACTTGTTGGAGGTTATACTTGTAAAGAAATAGGATTAAAAACACATTATAGCGAAAGAACAATACAAACAAGAAGAAAAGATATTTATAAAAAAACAAAGAAGTATATGAATTAATATACTTTTTTTATGGCATTAATACGAAAAACTTACACATATTTTTACGAAAATCTTACGCAAATGATTAAAACTTTGCAATTTTTTTGCATTATTTTTTCTTATTATTCATTTATCATATTTAAGTCAAAGAGGGAAAATATGGTAGAAAAACTAAAAATAAAAATAATATACACTGATTTTTTAGATAATGTTAAATTAACCGAAGAACAAATTAAAATCTTAAATATGATGATAAATAAAGAAACAAGATATAAAATAAGTAGAGAGATAGGTGTGAGTGAAAGAACGATAAACTATGAAATCAAAAAAATAAAAAAATTATATAAAGAATATTGTGAGTTTCAAATATCAAAAGCAAACTTGTTAAGTAAATAAGTTTGTTTTTTTATTGCGTTTTTAAATAAATAAATACAATTAGAATGATAAGTAGAAAGGAGATAATCGTGTTATTTACAGAGTTCCTGAGTAAGAAAAATAACACTATCTCTTTTCTTTTTTTGTTATAGAAAAGGAGAAATGAAAATGTATAACAATCCATATTATAGCAATTATAATATGCAACAAAGTTTAGACAACATTAATAATAATATTGCTGAATTAGAAAAACTAAAAGCACAAATGCAAAGCAGACAAAATCAACCTGCAATTAATCAGACATTTCAATTAGCACCAAGTAATCAAAATAGTATGAAATATGCAAATACTATTGAAGACGTAAACAAAGAAATGGTAACAGGAGATACACCATTTTTTAGTAAAGACTTATCAATACTATGGATTAAAAATGCTAAAGGTGAAGTAAAGAGTTATGAACTAACAGAAATTATTATAAAAGATGATAAAGACATAATGATAGAAAGTTTACAAAGTCAAATAAATGAATTGAAAGGAATGATTAATAATGAACATAATGCAAATACTAATGGGTCAACTCAGAGCAAGAAACCCTCAAGCGTTTCAAATGATACAACAAGCACAAGCAAACAAAAGTAGCCCAGAAGAAATGTTTAAAAGTATTACAAAGGATTATAAACCTGAGCAAATAAATCAAATTTTTGAAAAAGCAAGAATGTTTGGCGTTGGTGACGATATTATTAACAAATTAAAATAAGTCTAATTATAGGCTTATTGGAGGGCATAGGCTAGTTCTATACTTTCCAATA